ATACAAGTGAAGGCGAGGCTAATTTAGTTGTTGTTAATGCAACAGATAACACTCTTGATAGATATAGTTATTTTTCAAGTGAATGGTTTCCAGTATTAAAAACAGCTCCCTATACAGGATTAGGTCAGGCTAAATTACAAAACTTATCGATATCTTCTGCTGGTGTTGGAACCTTAGCAGATAAGACGAGTGGGAAGGTCTTGTTATATACTATTGATGGTGCTGTTCATTTTGTGGATACAAATTTCAATACATCTCATCAAAGTGATTTATATGCAAATTACTGGTATGGTTT